TCCCCATCAACGGCGACACGAAACGTTTCAGCAAAGAGATGGTGTTGAACAAGTTGAGAATTAAAGTAATAGTAGACCTATTCGCGGAGTGAAATAATGAAGAGCCTCGTAAAGAAGACCAAAACCGAAGTTCAGGAAAAAGTAGTACTGGACTACCTAGAATGTGACATCTGTGGAGAAAGATGCCCAACCAATCAGAGAACGGAAGATTTCGATAGTGATGGATATGCTGGAGCGCAAGTCTTGCCAGTGAAATTGCCACAAAGCACGTTCCATGCTAATATCTGGAAATGGCAAAATGGCAACAAAGAACATGGTATGATAGTAGTTGCTATGCGTAGGATGAATACCATTAGTGAAGAACCGTTTGAACTGGAACTTGATGTCTGCCCAAAGTGCTTCAGAGATCACATTTTATCGTTGAAAGATACAAGAAAAGGACGAGTGTAACATGTCAACCAAAATAAAGATCAAATCCAACACAAGCCGCCAGCTCCTCCGTCCCATCCGCCTCCAGCGCGTGGACAGCCGGGGTAGCCTCTTCGTCGGCAAAGAATTAATCGGAAAAGAAGTATTGGTAGTGGTCCTGGAACCCAAGAAACCGGACGACCTGGAGTTTGTGGTAACATGAGCGAGAACCTTATAGCAATTGCCGAGCGCTTAAACAAAATTGAGCAGGGTGCTACGCCAAAACCCTGGAAATATGGATCTCATCCAGACCATTGCCAAATCGGATGTGATGATTGTGTTGAGCCAAGCGATCCCAACTGTCCTAACCCTATCAAAAGCGACTGGCAACCAATTGCTATGATTGGTTGGGGTGATGTGGTTCCTGGAGTTTTCGCAAAGCCGTATAACTACAACAAAGAGGCCAACCGAAATGGTGAGTTGGTAGAAGAATTGAGAAACGCTGCTCCAGACATACTGCAAGTCCTAAAATGCTTCCAAGAAGGTGATGCTGGATTTATAGAAAAGCAGGCAGAAGACCCGTTCCCTTCAGGGGGCGGGATGAATGCCGTGCCTAATGCCTTTGAACTTGAGCGAAATCGATATCTAGTTAGGGGTCCATAGATATTTTGATGGAGTAGGAACAGGGATGAAAACTGCCTACAAGTTCAGGATGTACCCTAACAAGCAACAAGAAGCTTCGTTAGACTTGACTCTTGATACTTGCAGGCATCTCTATAATCTGGCATTGGCGGATAGGAAGAACGCCTATGAGTCTGAAGGCGTCAGCCGAAGCTATGAGGATCAAGCAGCAATGCTGGTTGCCGAGAAGAAAGATGGTAATTTCAAAGCCGTCTTTTCTCAGGTGCTTCAAGATGTGCTTCGTAGGCTGGATAAGTCATTCAAGGCATTCTTCAGGCGTGTTAAGGACGGAGAGATGCCGGGATATCCCAGATTCAAAGGACAGGGCTGGTACAAGTCTTTCACCTATCCCCAAGTCGGATTCAAACTGGATGGTTCGAAGCTGACTCTCTCCAAGATAGGCTCCATCAGGATATTCAAGCATCGAGAAGTTGAAGGGAAGATCAAGACCTGTACCATCAAGAAGGATAATCTAGGTCACTGGTATGCGATCTTAGTATCCGAGGTTGGAGATGTATCCCCGATTGAGCCAAAGACCGCTATTGGTGTAGATGTGGGCTTGAAGAGCCTGGTTGCTCTTTCCACTGGTGAAACAGTTGAATATCCAAGGTACTATGTCCAAGCTGAAAACAAGCTTGCAGTCGCCCAAAGGAACCTTTCCCGAAAGAAGAAGGGATCAAGCAACAGACGGAAGGCAAAAGCCAGGGTTGCCAAGATCAGTCAAGACGTTCAGAATCACCGGGATGAATTTCTGCATCAAGTATCCAGAATGCTTGTAGATTCAGCCGATCTAATAGTATTTGAAAACCTGAATATATCAGGTATGCTTAAGAATCACCATCTAGCAAAGCATATTCAAGACCACGCATGGGGAAAGCTAATCCGGTTCACTCAAAGCAAAGCTGCAAAGGCTGGCAAAGTGGTAGAACTGGTAGATGCAAGATACACTTCGCAGAAATGCTCCCAGTGCGGCATAATGGTTCCCAAGACGCTGGCGGATCGAACCCATCTTTGCCCTAACTGTGGGTTGGAGATGGATCGAGACATCAATGCCAGCCTGAACATTTGCACCCTCGGACTGAGGGGAAGTGCCTATCAAGATCCGACCCCTACTTTGAGCAAGCAATTCAAAGCAAGTTAGATCGATGACGTAGGAAGCCCTGCCCCTTCAGGGGCATGGGAGGAAGTCACTTCAGAGATAGTCCAATCTTTTGGTGGGGAACAAAACGCAATCCGTTTGACTAAATTAGAAAAAGAGTGTTTGCATCGCTTACAAAAAGCAGCTCAATTGATGGAGGACCTGAAATGATTCTAACAACATTACAGCGCGGTGTTCCAAGTAAATATTACCTGGTAACATTCGGATTTGAAGAAATCTATTGTGACGAAGAGGGTTTGATTGATAAGATGTCAAAGACCTTCAACTACGAGCACCCAGCGTATAGAAGCCAGTGGAATATTAAAAGGTTCAACCGAGAGGATTTGACACTAACCGATGTTTCAGTATCTGATATTGCGAGATTCGTACACATGGCAACAAAAATATATCTAAAAGCAGTTGTGGATAAGGGTTTGGGCCAAGAAGGTGTTAAACCATGAAATACCTAACCAAGAAACCATTCCAATATGGAGATCAGTATTTCGAAGCCGGAGACGAAGTTCCAAGCGTGACGGTCTATTACCTGGAAAAGAACTTCGGTCAAGTATGGACAACGGAGCACATAGAATATATCACAGAGGTGATAAAGCGTGAAGACTAAAACCATCTGTTCCAAAGGTTGTGAAAACCCAACTGCAGACGAGCATCCCGACACTAGGTACATCGGAGAGGCGAACATCAGCGGAATTGTCTACTACAAGTACAGGTGCTGCTGGTGCGGTAAAGAAACAATCGAATACCAGAAGAAAGCCAAGCAGCTCACCGAGGAAGACATCCAATTCGCCCGCCAGCTCCTTCAAAGAGCCCACCCCAAACTCGTGGCCGGCAAGCTGGACATCGACGACATCAACGCAAAGATAACCGATGCTTGCGAAGCCTATAACCTGCTCGGCATCTGGGCCGCAGACCACCTGGACACGCTGCTCAGCGAGCGTGAGAATCTTGGGCATCGAAAAGGAGATTGTACTCTCTGCGGTGGTTCCGGTATCGTAGACAATGCTGCAGTCAGTGGTGCTTGTTCAGGTTGCGGTGGAACCGGAAGGAGTCAATAACATGGCAGTTGTCGTTAGGTGGGTGGTTGGAACACTTGCTGCAGTCTTCATGGTAGAAGGCATTTGGATACTTTGCACAACACCGGGTATGGAAGAATGGTTTGGCGTTGCTTTGATGTTCCTATCCGTGCTTTATGGCTATTTCGCTTCATTGGAGTGAGCTATGATCCAAGAACTTGGTATAACTGCAATTGGATTGTCCATGACAATTTTTAGTATGTGGGCATTTAAGCGAGATGAGCTGATTGGCATCTTAGTGGCTGTAATAGCTGCGATTGTGGATATGTGTTGTATCGCAGCACTGACACCACGGAGTTGGTAAAAATCATAGGCCCATGCTCAGGCTGTCGCAACCAAATCCAGTGCCAGCGTGAAAGCCCAGACAGCATCAAAGAGAAACAATGCTGGAAAAACAATTGGCTCCCGGCCAAGAACTTCAGGCGTGGAGTCCTGAGAAGAAAAAGGTGATTTGAAATGGAAGAAATTATCGTCCCGAACTTAGGCCACGTCCTAAGCTACATCAAAATGCGTATCGAAACCCTCAGCAAAGACAATCCCATGATGCCCACTGACGTTCGTGGCGAATCCCGCAAACTCCGCGAAGCTCGGACCATCGAACTGCAGATGCTCCAGAGAATCCTCGAGGATGGAGACATCACCAAAGAAGGCCCTGAGGTCTACAGACTTAAGAATGGTTTCGTCACAATACCCAAGGAAGCTGCTGAGGAACCGAGCGGTTTTGACTCCCGACGCAATAAGCCAGCTCCTACCAGGGAAGATTTGATCCGAGAACTCGGCCACGACGCCTACGAAGGTCCGACTGAGGAGCTGGCTGCCAACAGGCCGAAGGTGAATAGGAAATAACTACCACAACACTTAAATACATTGTAAACATGGAGTTGGTTTAGATGGTAAAAGATACAACCCAAATTCGTGCGTATGTTGAAGACGTAGATCGACTAAAGAACTATGGTAGAGCTGGAGATAGCATGGCCGAAGCATTGTCAAAAGCGCTTGACATTGCCGAGAAGAATAAGAAGGTTTAGAATATGATAAGATCCTACAAGTTCCGAATGTACCCTAACAAGCAACAGACTGCTATGTTAGATCTTACTCTGGAAACTTGTAGGAATCTTTACAATTTAGCATTAGCTGACAGAAAGAACGCTTGGGAACAAGAAGGCGTTAGTAGAAGTTATTATGATCAATCAGCTATGTTAACCAATGAAAAAAAGAATAGATATTCATGGCAAACTGTATTTGCTCAAGTGCTCCAAAATGTCCTTCGCAGAATAGATAGAACATTCAATGATTTTTTTCGAAGAACTAAACTTGGAGAAGAACCAGGTTATCCGAGATTCAAAGGTATTGGAAGATATAGATCTTTTACTTATCCTCAATATCCTCAGTCTGGATTTAAGTTTATAGGTTCAAAATTGCGACTATCTAAAATTGGATCAATTAGAATTTTCAAACATCGCGAAATTGAAGGTAAGATTAAGACATGTACTATTGAAAAGGACAGTCTAAACAACTGGTATGCTATTCTAGTTTCCGAACTAGAAGACGTTCCAAAAGTAGATCCAGTAACATCTATAGGCATTGATGTGGGTCTTAAAAGCTTAGTAACCTTATCCAATGGTGAATCGGTTCAATATCCAAAATACTATGTTCAAGAGCAAGACAAACTAGCTAATGCACAAAGATCAAAAGAACGCAAAAAGAAAGGTTCTAAAAATCGAGATAAAACTAAAGTCAAAGAAGCTAAAATCAGAAAGCGAATAACTAATCTTCGCGATGAGTTCTTACATCAAGTTTCTCGGAAGCTAGTAGATTCGTATGACATTATAGTATTTGAAAACCTTAATATCCAAGGCATGATGAAAAATCACAAGTTAGCAAAACATATCCAAGATCATGCCTGGGGGAAGCTGATCAGATTCACCCAATGCAAAGCTGAAAACGCTGGCAAAATGGTTGAGTTGGTTGATGCTAGATACACATCACAACGATGTTCGAGTTGCGGTACGATAGTTCCAAAAGATCTATCTGAGCGTGTTCATGATTGTCCGAACTGTGGATTGAAATTGGATCGTGATCACAACGCGGCTTTGAACATCTTAACCTTGGGACTCAAGGGGATTGCCGGTCGAGATCTGACCTCTACTTTGGATAAGGTTTCAGAGCAAGTTGGGTTAATGAAGCGGGAAGCTCACAAATCGAGAGGAAGTCACTTCTACGTAATGCCACAACCGTTTGGTAATGTTTAAAAGTGTTGGGTGATATGCATAAAACTTCAAATATTGGATATTAATTATAGAAACAATAGAGATAATCAACCAATTGTTCAGATATTTGGTATTGCGGAAGATAGCTCTAGGAAAAAGATATCTGTGATAGATTTTAAGCCATACTTTTATATCTGCCCTGAATTGGGTTTTACTTCCAAAGTATTGGAATCTTTGAGGCATGATTTCATCGGCCAGACTGAAGTAGTCCAGCGCTTTAAGCCGGTTGGATATCAGTCTAAGCCCCGAGAAATGATCAAGTTCACGTTGACCAATCCCAAGGACGTAAAAGAAATCCGAGAAAAGGTCAAGCTCATTCCAGGAGTTGAAGCAATCTTCGAGGCTGATATCCTCTTCAGAGATCGTTTCATGAATGATAAGGGCCTCTTTGGGATGAACTGGGTTGAGGTGCCTAATAATTGGGAGCTGGTCGAGCACCAGGACGTTAAGCCCTTAGACCTGCCCGAGAACAAACCTCTCAGGTTCATGAGCCTGGATATTGAAACCCTTCCGAAAGAGGACGGACGGTTTCCAACCCCGGACGAGGATCCTGTCATCCTCATAAGCTTAGCTTTCGATCCTCCGTATAAGGCCCAAAAAGACCTCGTTCTCATTGCTAAGCATGCGAAATGTCAAAGACCAGACATAATGCAGTTCTCGGACGAACTGGCCATGTTCAGGGGCCTCCAGGAGATCTTCCAGACCTATGATCCAGATATCCTTCTAGGCTATAACCTAGAACATTTCGATTTATGGTACTTGGATCAGCGCATGTTAGAGTACGGCTTCAGGCCGGCCTTCGGTCGGAGCAATTCCAATTGGTTCATGCGGGAGGTTGCCGGTAAGAGGCAATTTACCATAACTGGAAGAGTAGTAATAGATATGCTTCCTATCATCCGAAAGAATTATTCATATCAGCAGTACACCCTCAAAAATGTAGCCCATGAACTCCTGAAGCTCGAAAAGTTTGACGTTGCTGCCAAAGAGATGCGAGCCCTATGGTTCTCCGAAGGTCTTGAGTTTGCCAGGTTCATCAGCTATTCCAGGCGTGATGCTGTCCTGGTCATGTTGCTAATGTCCACCTCCGGTATCCTGGCCAAATACATTGCCCTTGCTCGGGCCAGTGGAGCGCTCTTGCAGACTGTCGTGAGCGGTGGTCAGTCAGTCATGCTTGAGTCCATGCTGCTCCGCAGATTCACGGCCCAGGACAGGGTTATGGGAATGAAGCCGGTGTACGTCGAGGGAGAAGCTGGTCAAGACCGCGAGAACAGGACTGTGGAGTTCAAGGGAGCCTATGTCAGCGAACCTGAGGTGGGCCTGCACGAACATCTCATCCTCACGGACATGCAGAGTCTCTATCCATCCGAGGTAATTTCCAATAACATTTGCCCTTCCACGGTCATTTTGGACGAGGTTCCGGAAAGCGTCCTAACGGATCCCAACAATAACACGTTTGCAGCTCCTTCCGTGAAGCGAGGCATTTTACCCGAGATGCTTAATGAGCTGCTTTTGAAGAGGCTCGAAGTTAAGAAGAGGATGAAGGCCTCCACGGACCAAAAAGAGAAGGATTCATTGGATGCGATTCAATATTCCTACAAGATCCTGCTTAACAGTGCTTATGGCTATACTGGATACAAGCGCTCCAGGTTGTTCAATATCAAGGTAGCAAGTGCTGTAACGGCTTATGGCCGGGAGACGATTAAGGGAGTTAGAGATGCAGTGGAAAGTGGTTTCAATGGTTTGGAGATTAATGGAAAGAAGATAAAGTTGCACGTTGCATACACTGATACCGATTCTGCGTATATTATAATACAATCTGAATCTAGCATCACCAAAGAAGATGCTGAAGCAATTGGTTTACATGTGACAAAAAAAGTTTCTGAACCTATGCCATATCCAAAGAAGCTCAACTTTGAAGGCTACGCCAGGCGAGCGATCTTCCTCACAAAGAAACATTATGCTCTTTGGGTATTTGAGAGATCTGGAGATGGGTGGAAGGATAAGGTCAAAGCGAAAGGCCTAGAGACGGTTCGCCGTGATTGGTGCCCACTCACCGCCGAAACCATGAAAAAGTGCCTTGATCTAATTCTCAAGGAAGGTAACGTAGACGCTGCTAAGGCTTGTGCCAAAGAATCCATCAAAGCGGTTCGTAAGATGAAAGGATACGACACGCAGCTCCTTCCGAAACTTACCCTAACCAGAAAATATTCCAAGTCAGCCGAGAATTACAAGACGAAAGCACATGGC